CTCAATCCATCTGGTGTTACATTAGATATTTCCAAAGCACAAATTTTGTGGATGGATATTGAATGGTTGGGAGTTGGAACAGTTAGGTTGGGTTTTGTAGTTGATGGGAAGTTTATTCACTGTCATTCATTCCATCACGCAAACTTAATCACTTCAACTTATATTACAACGGCATCATTACCTTTGAGATATGAGATTGCAAATACTGGAATTACAACAAGTTCAAGCACACTGAAACAAGTTTGTTCTAGTGTAATTTCAGAGGGTGGTTATGAACTTCGTGGATTGCAACAGGCAGTAGGAACACCAGTCCAAACACCAGTTGATTTAACAACAGCAGGAACTTATTATACAGTTGTATCAATTCGTCTTAAAGCAACACCAAATAGATTAGATGCAATTATAATTATGACTGCACTTTCTATTCTAGGCATTACAAATAATGCAACTTATAACTGGCAAGTAAGAGCATCTGGAACATCTAGTGGTGCAACTTGGACTGATGCTGGTGTTGATAGTGCTGTTGAATATAAGATTGGTGGGGGAACTTATACTGGCGGAAGAATACTAGCATCTGGATATACGTATGGTTCCAATCAAGGTTCATCATCAGTAGATATTCTTAAAGAGGCATTATTTAAGTTTCAGTTGGAAAGGGATGCATTAACAGGAACACCTTATGAACTTTCTATTGTATGTGCTTCTGATGCTAATGGTGCAGATATTCACGGGTCTATGGACTGGGAAGAAATTAGTAGGTAATACTAGATATTGATAAATAACTAATATAGTCCAATTATTACAATGTCCGTATATAAGATTGTACAAAAAATTACGCCATTGACGATGACTGGTGCAGCAGTGACCAGTAATCCAATTGCTTTGAGGTCTGGTTTTTTGAGAATTGTTCCAGAACAAGATGCTTACGTTGAGGTTGCTCCAACCCCAACAATTAGTACTTCTACGAATGCTAGTATTTTTGTGAAGGCTGGAACTGAACTTGTTTTAAAAGATACCGCAGTCACTCAAACTATTGTTGGTGTAACTACTGGAACTACCACTGTTGTGACTTTACCAGAAGGTACTTTCTCTGATTTTTCTGCTGGTGATATTGTTGAACTTACTGGTATTGTTCCCGCAGGAATTAACACAACAGCAGCAACTGTTGCATCAGTTGATGCAACGAATGATGCTGGAACAGGTGGATTTAATAGAGTAATTACTCTTACTTGGAATACTTCAAGTCAAGGTGCTCCAATTACTACTTCCACTGGTGTTTTGAGAAGAGTAACAAAAGTTGCTGCTTATGGTGCAAGTGGAAAACTTCACATCACAGAAATTCAAATCGCAGGTGGTTAATCCAATGAAACTTATCACAGAAGAAATAGAAAAGGTAAAAGTAATTACCGAAGAAAAAAATGGAGTTAAATCCCTTTTTATTGAAGGTGTTTTTCTTCAGGCAAATAGACCAAATAGAAATAAAAGATTATATGAAATGAGAACTCTTGAAAGAGAAGTCAAAAGATATAATGAAAATTTTATTGCTAAAGGTCGTGCTCTTGGTGAATTGGGACATCCAGATGGACCAACTTTAAATCTTGATAGAGTATCCCATAAAATTACTATGCTTGAAAGAAAAGATGATAATTTTATAGGAAAAGCAAAAATTCTTGATACCCCAATGGGAAAAATTGCTTCTTCACTTTTAGGTGAAGGTGTGATGCTTGGTGTTTCTTCTCGTGGTGTTGGTTCATTGATTCCAACTAATGAAGGTTATTCTTTAGTTGGTGAAGATTTTATGCTTGCAACTGCTGCTGATATTGTTGCAGACCCTTCTGCTCCTGATGCTTTTGTGAATGGAATTATGGAAGGGAGAGAATGGATATATGATTCCAATAAAAAAACTTGGATTGCGGAATCAATTAAAAATATTATTGAAAAGGATGTAAAACAAAGAAAATTAACTGAACAGAGAAAATTACAGCATTTTGAAAAGTTTTTGGATATGCTTTGATTTTATACATTAAAATTATAAATTATAAATAAATATAGATTTAAGAAACTAGTTAAATCGGAGAGTTCAAATGTCCCGTGGTAGAAACTTACAAGAAATGGAATCAGACACAAAACAATCTAAAACTGCTGTAAATGCCGGTGCAAAGGCAGCAGAACCAATGCAAAAGTTAACCACAGGAATTCCTGATGGTCAAACAGGCAGTTGGGAAGACCTTGGTGGTCCTACTCCAGAAAATTATCGTTCAGATGATGACTCTGCAAAATTAAAAGACCCTTCAACAACTCTTAAGCAAGTTAAGGATGTTGTAAATAAGGGTGCAAAAGCAGCAGAAGGAATGAAAAAAATGGCTTCTCCTGTAAAGGAGTCTTCAGAAGAAGATGAAGATGAAGAACTCGTAGAAGGAGAATATGAGGAAGGTGAAGAGGAAGTAGTAGCAGAAGCTAAGCATAAGTCCGAAGAAGACGAAGAAGAGGGTGAAGAAGAAGAGGGTGAAGAAGAAGGTGAAGAGGAAGATGAAGAAGACGAGGACGGAAAGAAAAAGAAAATGAAAGAGGCATTTGCCCAAATTGAAGAAGAAATTGAGGAAGATGTTTCTGCTCTTCTTTCTGGAGAAGAACTTTCCGAAGATTTTAAAGTAAAAGCAAAAACTGTTTTTGAAGCAGCATTAAATGCTAGAACAAAACAGATTGAAGAAGCAGTTGTTTTACATTACGAACAGCAACTTATTGAAGAAATTGATGCAATTAAGGAAGAACTCACTGAAAGACTTGATTCTTATCTTGAGTATGTTGCTGATGAATGGGTTCAGGAAAATGCTCTTGCAATTGAGCAAGGCATTAAGTCTGAAATGACTGAGAGTTTCCTCTCAGGTATGAAGCAACTTTTTGAAGAACATTATGTAACAATCCCTGAAGAGAAATATGATGTCATTGAAAGTATGGTAGATAAACTTGATGAAATGGAGACAAAACTCAACGAGCAAATTGAAAGAAATGTTGCTCTAAATAAGAGATTAGCCGAATCAGTTACCGATGTAATCTTTGCCGAAGTTACTGAGGGTCTTGCTCTTTCACAGAAAGACAAACTTGCTTCTCTTGCCGAAAATGTTGAGTTTGATAGTGAATCAGACTATCGTGAGAAGCTGGTAACTCTAAGGGAATCATATTTCCCAAGACATACTGGTGCTCAACTAGACAACTCAGATTATATCACAGAAGGTATGGAGTATCATCAAGAAGTTTCAGGGTCAATGGCCCATTATCTTGATGCACTTGGAAGAGTTTCTAAAAAGTGATTTTTATATCATAAACAATCAAACTAAAACTTTTTAAAGAGGTAAAAAAAATGCAAATGTTCAATGCGGAGCATCTGCAGGAGAAGTGGTCACCACTCCTTGACTATCAAGGTCTGGACCCAATCAAAGACTCACATCGCAGAATGGTAACTGCGGTTCTCCTGGAGAATCAAGAAAAATTCCTTCGTGAAGAAAGATCATTTCTTTACGAAACCGGAGCACCAACTAGCACAACTGGTTCAACCAGTAACACTGCTGGTTTCTCTGGTGGTGCTGTTGCAGGTGGTCCAGTAGCAGGTTTTGATCCTGTTCTGATCTCCCTGATCCGTCGTTCAATGCCTAACCTGGTCGCATATGACCTCGCAGGTGTTCAACCAATGAATGGTCCTACAGGACTTATCTTCGCAATGCGTTCACGTTACACCAACCAATCAGGTGCCGAGGCATTCTTTGATGAAGTTGATACTCAGTTCTCTGGTAGAAAGGGTAATCAATCTCAGTATGCTGTTAATCCTACTGTTGAAGCAAACGTAGGTTTTGGTACTACTGCTGCACAATCTGGTAGCAATCCTGGTCTTCTTAGTGCTGGTGGTTCTCAGCAAGATTACAACGTTGGTGGTGGTATGTCCACTGCTGATGCAGAGATTCTTGGTTCCGACTCCGGTGCTTCATTCAATGAGATGGCATTCTCAATTGAGAAAGTCACCGTTACTGCAAAATCCAGAGCACTGAAAGCCGAGTATTCACTTGAGCTTGCACAAGACCTGAAGGCAATTCACGGTCTGAATGCTGAGGCTGAATTAGCAAACATTCTCTCAACAGAGATTCTTGCTGAAATCAACCGTGAAGTTATTCGTACCATCTATAAGACTGCTGAATCTGGTGCTCAGTTCAACGTTGCTAATGCTGGTACTTTTGACCTTGACATTGACTCCAATGGTCGTTGGTCAGTTGAAAAGTTCAAGGGTCTGATTTTCCAAATCGAAAGAGACGCAAACGCAATTGCACAGCGTACTCGTAGAGGAAAGGGTAACATTATTATGTGCTCTTCTGACGTTGCTTCTGCACTCTCAATGGCAGGTCTTCTTGATTATACACCTGCACTCAATGCTAACCTGAACGTTGATGATACTGGCAATACTTTTGCTGGTGTTCTGAACGGTAAGTACAGAGTTTACATTGACCCATATTCAGGTGGTGCTGGTAACCCAGCAACTGGAGCAACTGGTGGTCAGTATTACGTTGTTGGTTATAAGGGTTCTTCACCTTATGACGCAGGACTCTTCTACTGCCCATACGTTCCTCTTCAAATGGTTCGTGCAGTTGGTGAGAACACCTTCCAGCCAAAAATCGGATTCAAGACTCGTTATGGTCTTGTTGCTAATCCATTTGCTGAAGGTAAGTCTGCATCAGCTCCTGAGACCAATCTTGGTCGTATTCAGACCAACTCAAACCGTTACTACAGAAGAGTTCAAGTTAAGAACCTTATGTGATTTCGGTTCACAAATACTGGAGGGTCCAAAAGACCCTCTTTTTTTATGTCTATAAATAAAAATAAAAATGAGTCCGAGTCCTTGGTCAAAACAAATTAGTAATAGAAATTACTTGTCCCCTGTAGGATTTAAATTTATTTTATCTGAATATCCTAAGGTTGATTTTTTTTCTAATTCATCACAAATACCAGGTATAAATTTAGGAGTTGCAGTTCAATCAAACTATCTGAAAGATATTCCAATTCCTGGTGATAAACTTTCTTATGATGATTTTTCTTTTGAGTTTTTTGTAGATGAAAATTTACAAAATTATTTACAAGTTCACAATTGGATGAGAGGTCTTGGATATCCTCAAAGTGTATCCGAATATCAAGAGTTATTAAATTCAGACGAATTAAATCCAGGTATCCAAGATGCAAACTTTGGACAATCGGATGGCAGTTTAATACTCTATAATAGTAACTACAATCCTATAGCACAAGTAAATTTCAGAGGATTGTTTCCAGTTTCTTTATCTACTTTAGATTTCAATGCTAAAGTACAAGATATTAATTTTGTGACTGCAAATGTCACATTCAAATATACATTATATGACATAGTTGTTTATTAATCTTATGAACCTTGATGAAATTCAAATATTATGGGAAGAAGATTCAAAGATAGACCCAGACAATCTACATCAAGAATCACTTAAAATTCCATCTTTACATTCAAAATATTATAAAATATACAATAACATTATTCTTCTTAAAAAAATGGAGGAGAATAAATATAAAATTTTAAAAAAAGAAAAATGGTTATATTATTCAGGAAAAGCAGAACCAGAAGTATATAAAACCAATCCATTTGACCATAAGGTTTTAAAACCAGACCTAGATAAGTATATGGATGCCGATTCTGATTTAATTAAAGTAATATCAAAAATTGAATACTATCAGATAATGATAAGTTATTTGGATGGAATTTTAAAAACAATATTAAATAGAACTTATCAGATTAAAAATGCCATTGAATATATGAGATTTACTGCGGGATATGACTAATATTATTATTCAAAAAAAGAACGAAATATATTTAAAAGTAGAAACTGAACCCCATATACATCAGGAACTTTTTGACTATTTTACTTTTGAAGTTCCTGGTGCAAAATTTATGCCTCAGTATAGAAGTAAGTATTGGGATGGAAAAATAAGACTCTACAGTAATCATACTGGTGAAATATATATTGGTCTCTTAGACAAACTAGTCTCTTGGGCAAAACGTTATGAATACACAATAGAATTTAAAGATAATAAATTTTATGGTCTTCCATTTGAAGAAAACGAAATGGTTTCTTTGAGTGGTGTTTCCGATTATATGAATAAAATATCAAAACATAAACCAAGAGATTATCAAATTGATGCTGTTTATGATGCTTTAAGGTACAATAGAAAACTTTTAATTTCTCCAACAGCATCTGGAAAATCTTTAATGATTTATACAATCGTAAGATATTTTGTAGATAATAGTAAAAATATTTTATTAATTGTTCCAACCACATCATTAGTTGAGCAAATGGTAAAAGATTTTACAGACTATGGTTGGGATTCAGAAGAATTTTGTCATAAAATTTATTCTGGAAAAGAAAAAAATACAGACAAACCAGTAGTAGTTACAACTTGGCAATCTATCTACAATCTCCAAAGGTCTTTTTATGAAAATTTTGATGTAGTAATTGGAGATGAAGCACATCAATTCAAATCAAAGTCTCTTGTGGGCATTATGACAAAGATGGATAATGCAAAATATAGATTTGGATTCACTGGAACTTTAGACGGGTCACAGACCCATAAATGGGTGCTTGAAGGACTTTTTGGACCATCATACAAAGTCACACAAACAAAGGAACTTATTGAAAAAGGTCATCTTTCAAAACTACAGATTAAAATTTTATTATTAAAGCACAATTCTCAACAGTT